TCGGCCCAGTGGAATGCACCTGCTGTGGTGTCATTACTCCCCATCGCCGTTAGCGTGGGTGCTGGATGGTATCTAGACACTCTTTTAAGGTTAAAGTGATGTCCTTTCGGGTGATAGTCCATTCCAGTCAAAACTTTTTTTGGATCGTTTTCCATCTTACTTCCGGTCTGCAGCCAATACGCAGTTTTACTAAACTTCTCTGTGAGATAATCAACTTCTTCTTGATCATATTCTAAATCTACCAGAGCGTCCATTAAGGGAACTACATCTCTGGATGGTTGTGGGAAAACATTTCCAACAGTCATAAAATTGAGACCAGCCTTTTCGGTGATGTCATTTCTAATACCTATGAAGATAACCCTAGTTCTTGTCTGAGAAACACCATAGTATCTTGCGTCCATAACTTGTGATGAAACATCATATCCTATCTTTTCGAACTCGTTAAGAATTTTATTATAGTATTGTTTCGCCTCGCCAATGGTCAATCCTTTAACATTCTCTGCAACAATCACTTTAGGCTTGATGTCATTTGCAACTCTAAGGAACTCAAAGAAGAGATCTTCTATATTCTCTACCATCTTTCCGTCAGAATAATTCTTGGTCTGACCCCAGCCATCTGAATGTTTTCCGGACACATTGACTATAGTTGTTTCTCCAAACAGATCAACCATTTCTTCTTTCTTGACATTGTGAGATAGTTTCCCTGCAACCGAAAATGCAGAACACGGTGGCGAACCATCAAGGATATCTAACTCGCCCACATCCAATCCGACAATATCTAAAAAGTCTGATCCACTCAACTCCTTAATATCATTAGGTAGTATAGGAGTATTTGGGTAGTTTTCTGCATAGGTATTTTGAGCTTCTTCTACAAACTCATTTACACACAATACATTACCGCCAGCGAGACGATAACCAGTACTAGATCCACCACCCCCAGCAAATGTAGATATGACATTAAACTTATTTTGTGCAGATGCAGTAAATACATCCTTAAGAGTATAAGGTTGATACATGGGAACTATTGTCTCAAAATTTCTAGCTGTTGTCAAGTTTTATTTCCACCGAAAAATCATTAATATATTCTTTCATAAATCTACGGATCTCTCTGGATGCGCTAGAGTCGTTCAATTCACAAAGGGCAATGAACTTTTTCTTCTCTTCTTTGTTGACCTTTATCAACAGAGTAGAATCTTTTTTCTTGACTCCTAGATCCATTCCATCCATTACTTCTCTTCCACTATCCTACTGAAGTTTTTGACTTTATCGAACTTGATGATGCTTCGGAACTTATCATATAGAATCTCTCCCTTATGCGATATAACAAATACATTATTTCCGCCAAGTTGATTCAGAAGTTTTAAGAACTCATCTGTTCCATTACTATCTAGAGAACTATCAAATACTTCATCCAGTATCAGAAGATTTGTATTCACACTATTCTTCATCTTCGCAACTTCTCTCCAAGTGAAAAGTAGAGCCAAGTCTATTCGCATCTTCTCACCTTCAGAGAATGAAGTGTAAGAAAAGTTTTCTCTATTGCGAGACTTGATATTTTCTGAGAAGTTTTCATCCATCGTAAAGTTGACATAGAAATCCATTTGATGAAGATACTTGTTTATCAAACCATTCATAATAGGAAGATAATACTTGATGATAGAAGTCTTAATGCCACCATCTTTAAGAAGTGTAGAGGCAACATTCAAGTATTCTCTTTCTTCTAGAAGTTCTTCTCGTATCTTCTCTATCTTCTTTTTCTGATCAGTAAACTTCTTGAGATCTTTTCGCATCTTAGTGGTAGATGTGTCTGTCGATTCAAGTTCTTCTACTTCTCTTTCGTAATCCTTTATAGAACTTTTTAAGCCTTTATTGTGAGAAGTCTTTTCAGATATGTCTGCAGTAAGATTAGATACTTTAGTCTGAGTATTTAATAATTCATCCATTCTTGCATTGATGACTTCATACTCACTCTTAAAATCTTCTAGGGCTTGTTCTATTTCTTTTTGTTTATCTTTTCTTTCTGAAATCATCATTTCTTTATGAGACGCATCGACATCCTGTTTACAGGTAGGGCAATTATCAATATCGTGGAAAAACTCCTGATCCTTTTTGAGAGATTTAATCTTTGAAGTCAGTCCAGCACTGATACTATCCATCTTAGATATTTTCTTTTGTACTGGTTTCAATTCGACAAGTGTATCATTTAACATACCGATCTTTGCATTAAGTTTTTCTATGCAAGAATCATTTTCATCAATCTTTAATTGATATTCTTCTATCTTTTTCTTAGAAGTCTGTATGAGTTTCTTTCTATCCTTCTTGATTTCTTCTATGCTAGATTCTTGTAAGTGAATCTGATTGTCTATATTGTTTCTTTCATTACTATTTTCTTTGACACTCTCTTTATGATCTACCAATCTAGATTTGAGTATCTCGTTCATAGAAGAAAATATCTTAATGTCCAATAGATCTTCAATGATGTCTCTTCGGTCTTTTGCCGAAAGTTGCATGAATGGAACAAAAGTAGCAGACCCCAAGATCACTGTCTGGGTGAAAGACTTGAAATTGAGTTTAAGGATATTATCTTCTAGATATTTCTGATAATCTTTTATCTTTGAATCCTGATTGATCATCTTTTTATTATGATATATCTCAAAGATGCCAGGCTTGATTCCTCTACGAATCTTATACTGAGTCTTTCCTACTTTGAACTCAATTTCAATAAGACAATCTTTCTCGTTGACAGAATTTGCCAACTGAGGTTTGTTTATCTTTCGAAAGGGTTTACCAAATAATCCAAAGGTGAGTGCATCCAGAACCGTAGATTTTCCGGCTCCATTCGCACCAAGAATTAATGTAGTTGGAGATTTGTCAAATAATATTTCAGTAAAGTTATCACCAGTGGAAAGAAAATTCTTCCACCGTATTTTTTGAAATTCTAACACTAGGCAGGCTCTCTTAACGCAGTAATGTATAAATCTTGAATCAAACCTTTAAGTCGATTCTTATCCAAATCTAAGTTATAGTCATCTATGTATCCAGAGAGAAGAGACATAGTATCTTCTATAGATTGTGTCTCATCCATTCCTTCAAACTCATATGTATCGTCAACTACAGATACATCAACGACATCGTTGTTGTATAATTCATCTATCAGATTATCCAATAAATGCTGCTTTGTTTTATTTTTGACAATCACCTTAACATACTTTTGATTGTATGTCGAGTAGTTTATTTGATCAAGTCTATCTTCATCATAATATATCTTATGGAACATACGATATGGATTCTGAATAAACTCAATTTCATTTGTATCCGTATCATATATGTGAAAGCCTCTTGGATCATTATAATCTATCCAAGTTGTTTCGTATGGGCTTCCAAGATAATGAATATTTCCGTTGTTTGATTTATGATGGAAATGTCCAGAGCAAACTAAATCAAACTTTTTAAACATATGAATATCAAATCCATCTTCGCACTTGATTCCGCGACTCATTTCAAATCCGGCAATTTCAAGATGTCCGAATAAAGTTTTTGCTTTGGTATCTTTGATATGGGATCTACAATCTGTGTAGTTACCAGAGTTAATCCACGGCATAAAACAAATATCCCTGCCGTCAAAATTCAAAGTAACCGGATCTGTATAAACTTTAGGGGCATACTCATGATTAAAGTCTATCAGTTCATTCATAGAATTAATATCATTTGTATTCTTAAAGTAGGTATCATGATTTCCAATGATGATATGAGTTTCTATTTTATCATCATGTAACCTTTTCATAAACCGACTATTCATGCCGTGAAGAATATTGAAGTTGATAAACTTTCGTCTATCCACAACATCTCCCAAGTGAATCATTGTAGTAATATTGTTCTCTGACAAGTATGGAAAAAACACATTGTCATAGAACTCCATCATGTAATCAAAGAAGACTAGAGAGTCGCCCCTAGCTCCAAAATGAGTATCAGTCAAGAGGGCTATTTTCATTCTGTTCCTTTTTCTTTGCTTTTGCTCGAGTCTTTTTGACCTTCTGCGATTTTTCGAATTCTTCAATAAATCCAGACATATTATTCTGCATGAACTCTAAGTAACTTTTCTTAGTTACTCCACCGGCCTCAAGTATATCATCCTCTAAGACATGACGTTCCAGAGATTTATATTTAACATAAGTTTGTTTCTTCTCTTTCTGCATCCTTCTTATGAAGGCATAGTAAATTATCTGAGTAAAATATGCGAAGGGATTTTTAGATTTCTCTGGATTGAAGTTGTCTATGTATAGGAGACAATTCTCTATCCCATCAGAAATCATTTCATCTTTGTATGTGTAGTTAATAAAATTGGGACGATACGACAAATGCTCAGAAATTTTCATGATACATTCTCCAATGTAGTCAGGAATTCTAGGTCTTGGGTTATCTTTCTCCTTTGCATCTATAACAGAATTTCTATATTCTATCATAGCAGCAAGGAGTTTTTTGTTATCTACATAGTGTGCGTTTTTCTTTTTTTCGGCCATTATATCCTCGTTAAAAGTTGCATACATTGTAACAAATGAGGTTGGGCTTGTCAAACACTAATTTTTTTAAATTAATACTTGACAGAGTGCGCTTTCGCGTGTATAATAATTTTGTTGTGATTTAAGGATTACTCTAA